AGAGGCTTTGGAGAGCCGTATGAGACACGTTTACCTTGCGCTAGTGATGGTAGCTGTAACGGATTACAACACCTCTCAGCGATGCTGAGGGACGCTGAAGGGGGTCGAGCGGTTAACCTCACACCTAGCGGTGACCCTCAGGACATTTATTCAGATGTTGCTAAGAAAACAGAGGATTTACTACGTGCTGATGGGTCAGAGATGGCAATGCACCTGCTCAATATAGGGGTGTGTCGTAAGATGACCAAGCGATCAGTGATGATAGTACCTTACAGTGGTACTCGTCATGCCTGTAGGCAGTACATACAGGATGCACTGGTTGAGAAGTGTGCAGGTAACAACCCTTGGGGCGATGACTTCTTCAAGCCATCATTGTTCCTGTCTGGGTTTGTATGGGAAGCGATCAATCAGGTTATTGTTTCTGCTTTCCTAGTGATGGATTACATTAAGGACATAGCTAAGCTGTATGTGGATTGCGACAAGCCGTTCAGATGGCAGTTACCTACGAACCTTATAGTGAGCCAGCATTATGAGAACACCAAGAAGAAAAGAATTAAGACTCATTTATGTGGGTCACTTATTGCACTGTCTTATCGTGAGGTTATAGAAGGAGACCTCGACTCTCGTAAGACTGTATCGGGTGCAAGCCCAAACTTTGTACATTCGTATGACGCAACAGCATTGACCATGACTGTGCATGAATGTCTGAAGGATGGTATAATTGATTATGCAATGGTGCATGACAGTTACGGTACACATTCACCAAATATGCCTCTACTAAACAAGAGGTTACGAGAGGCTTTCGTTAAGATGTATGAAGATAATGATGTACTTCTTGATCTCTACGAAAGTGCAGTAGCTACATTACCGCAGGAAGTATTAATACCTGCACCACCTAGTCGAGGGACTTTGGATCTCCAAGATGTGCTTAAAAGTGATTACTTTTTCGCCTAATCAAAAGGTTACCCCTAAGCCCCCGATCACATTAACTATAAGGAAACTAAAGTATGTCTAAAAACATTATGAAGATTGCAGGTACAGCGATGTGGGCTAAAGTCACTGAGCCTGATACTAAGTTCAACCCAGATGGTGATTACACAATCAACATCCAAATGCCTGAAGCTGATGCTGCTTCAATGAGTGAGCAACTAGAATCTATAGTTCAAGCTAAGTTCAATGATGCTGTTAAGGAAGACCCACGCCTCAAGAACACGCTGACCACTCAACCTGTCTGTCAACCTGTCTATGATAGGGACACAGGGGATGATACTGGTAACGTAGAGTTTAAGTTCAAGCTCAAAGCTAAGGTAAGAAAACGTGATGGTACTTACTACGAGCAAGCTCCTGCCGTGTTTGATGCTAAGGTCAAGCCAATGGACAAGAGTGTGTTAATTGGTAATGGATCTAAGGTGAAGGTAGCCTTTGAACCAGTACCTTACGTCATGCCCAGCACGAAGAAGGCTGGTGTCTCATTACGCCTGAAGGCAGTTCAGGTAATTGATCTTATTGAATACGGTAACTCCGCAAGCTCCGTGTTCGATGAAGAGGACGGTTATGTTGCCCCCTCCGCAACAGTAGCTGCCCAAGAGGAGGTCTTTGCTGATGCCTCCGACTTCTAGGTCTACCCTTGAAGAACGTGTTCAGCAGAACCTTGAAGCCCGTGGTGTAGCTTATGAGTATGAACCTTGTAAGCTGCCCTACGTGGTAGAACGTAACTACATCCCTGATCTAAAGATTAATGATATGTACATTGAGGTGAAGGGTTACTTCCGACAAGATGCTCAACGTAAGATGAGAAGCATGAAGGAGCAACACCCTGATTTGGACATTCGATTTTTATTCCAAAAAAATAAGAGCACTGTGCAAGGTGCTAAGAAACGCAAAGACGGCACTAAAATGACGTGTGCTGAATGGGCAGAAAGACACGGGTTTATATATGCAGAGGAAATCATTCCAGATGAGTGGCTCAAAGGAAAGTGAGTTCTTAATGCACACCCCTTGTAATAAGTGTGGTTCGTCAGATGCAAACAGCTTGTACTCTGACGGACACACCTATTGCTTTTCGTGTGAAACTTACGGGCAATCCCAAGAGGAGGCTAAAGTGGTAGAGTTGAAGCCCAACAATTTTGTAGCAGGTACGAGCGAACATCTAGCAAAAAGAAAGATAACGCAAAAGACAACCCAGTTCTGGGACTACGTAGTTGGAGAGGTGAATGGTAAGACAGCGCAGATTGCAAACCACAAGACCCCGAACGGTGAGGTCGTTGGTCAGAAGATTAGAACAGCAGGCAAAGAGTTCAGCGTCCGAGGCAACCTCAAAGAAGCAGGTCTCTACGGACAATGGCTCTGGCGTGACAAAGGTAAATCAATAACAATAGTCGAAGGAGAGCTAGATGCTCTCTCTGTGTCTCAAGCCTTTGACCATAAGTGGCCTGTAGTCTCCGTTAAGACAGGAGCTGGTGGTGCTAAGCGAGACATCAAGCAAGCTATTGAATGGCTCGAAGCATTTGACTCGGTTGTCTTTATGTTTGATAACGATGATGTAGGACAGAAGGCGGCACTTGAGTGTGCTGCTCTGCTCTCACCACGTAAGGCAAAGATAGCTAAGCTACCTCTCAAGGATGCAAGTGAGATGCTCATGGCAGGTCGTACTGCTGAGCTAGTCGATGCGTTCTGGGGAGCTAAGAGTTTCCAGCCTGACGGTATCATTAATGGTGCTGACTTGTGGGAAGAAGTATCTACAGAGAAACACGTACACACTGTACCTTACCCTTACTCTGCTTTAAATGAAAAGATAGGTGGGTGTAGGTTAGGTGAGATAGTTACAGTAACAGCAGGATCAGGATTAGGTAAGAGTCAACTCACACGAGAGTTCGCATATCATCTACTGAACGAAGGCGCTACCATAGGCTACGTTGCGTTGGAGGAATCCAGTAAACGCACAGCTCAGGGATTGATGTCCTTACACTTAAACAAGCTCGTGCATCTTGAGGATGTACGCAAGGACGAACTGAGGGAAGCTTTCGATGCTACCCTTGGGACAGGCCGAGTGTTTATGTATGATCACTGGGGTTCTACTGAGTCAGATAACTTACTCAACAAGATGCGTTACTTAGCTCGTGGTTGTGGTTGTCAGTACATCATACTAGATCATATCTCGATTGTTGTATCGGGTATGGATGGTGGTGATGAACGTAGGACAATTGACAACTTGATGACTAGGCTACGGTCTTTAACAGAAGAATTAAACATCGGTATGATTGTTGTCTCACACTTAAGACGACCATCTGGTGACAAGGGACATGAAGAAGGTATCGTCACATCACTCTCACAGCTCCGTGGATCAGCATCTATCGGCCAGCTGTCAGACATTGTGATAGGACTAGAGCGTAACCAGCAAGACCCTGAGGACTCCGATAAGACCACGCTACGCATACTCAAGAACAGGTGGTCAGGAGAGACAGGTGTTGCAGGTCAGCTTATGTACTCCAAAGATACTGGACGTATGGCTGAAGATTATGATGTACCATTTTAGGGGGCGGATGTGCAAGAGACTAACGAGTTAAAGATAATGGAAGCTTATAGAGTTCTTAAAGAATTGCTAGTGTCGTTGGGTTTAGAAGATGAACTACCCAGCTATAAAGAGTTTACACATATCTATAACGAAGAGATAGAAGAAGCCGTTGCAGAGATGCAACAACAATAACCACTCCAGCGAGAGGGTACTATGATTATATTTGATTTAGAAGCAGACAACCTACTTGATGACGTAACAACTGTTCACTGTATTGTGATGCAGGACACTAACTCAGGTAATGTCTGGAGGTTCGACCCGACACAACTAGATGTCGCATTGGATATGTTAAAGGAACAAGAGTCTAACGGTGGGTCTATCGGTGGCCATAACATCATGGCCTATGACCTACCAGTGTTAAAGAAGCTATACGACTTCGACTACTATGGACAAGTGTACGACACACTCGTTGCGTCACGGTTGATATGGCCTAACATGAAAGAGAAAGACTTACTTAAACGTACTGTTGATAGTAATTTAATTGGTTCGCACTCTCTTAAAGCTTGGGGTCAACGCTTAAAGTTTAACAAAGGTAGCTACGGTGAGCAGGAAGCTGCGTGGGATAAGTACACGCCAGAGATGCTTGAGTATTGCGTACAAGACGTAGCATTGAACGTCAAGCTGTATGAGATGATAAAGCAAAAGAACTACCCTGAAGAACCGATGCAGCTAGAACATGAGATGAACCGACTTCTCATTAAGCAGCAACAGACAGGGTTTCCCTTTG